GTAGTGCCGTCTGTAATTTGAATTAAACGATTTCCGCCGCCGCCACTTAAGCCTGATGCGCTATAATTAACTTTAATATCTCGTACTTTATACTGGCCACTCGGTACAGATTGCTGAATAATAACCTCTCCACCAATAGCTAGCGCAGCCGCTGTTAATGATACGGTTTGAACAATAATATTTGCGCCTGCACTTGGATTGTTAAAAGATGCGGTCATGACTCTATTTGCTGCTATGTTTGCATCTGAAACAGTGCCCACAGTATCGTTAGCAGCTAATAAATTACCAGTGGTAGTTGAACCTGCAACAGAAGCTACAGTTGTTCTAGCATTGTCTGATACGTTTTTGTAAGCAGCAGTACCAAATTCAGCGGCTAAAAATAAAACTGGCGCGTCAGCAGCTTCTAATAATGCAATAACATCATCATCAGAAACAATATCACCGATCTCAAATACATGGCCAACGGGATAACCGCTCCCAGGCATTGGCTGCATTAATGTATAACCTGCTGTAAAAATAACTTGACTCATCCTTGAATCTCCTTGGATATATCCACAATTGGCGCGTTATGTTCAATTAATAATTTAATCACTTCAGGGTCATATACTTTTTTACCCTGGGTATGATACATATTGATATGTGCGCTTTGGCCAGGCATTTTTAATGAAAGAACAAAATGCTTATAGAGCATGACAGCAAGCGGCAATTTAACTTCCGGCTCATTTGCCTGTTCATGTTCTTTATTTTTTTTAGCAGCTTGTGCTTTTACTCTTTTCTCTTGAGAAGCAGACACGCCATTTTCAGGCGCGTCTATTTCGTTAGAAGCTTCAACTTCTATTTTTTCTTGCATTAGTAACTTCCTGTTTCTAAAACTACAGAACGTTTGAAATAACTATTATTTGCAGTTGGGATAATTTGTGTATTAGCTGTTACGTCTGTTGGAACAGAGTAGCCGCCCACAAATAACCAAGACTGAGAAATAATTTGATTCAAACGATCTAATGGTAAACGAACATAATGTGACACTTTCCATTTGTCGTTGTAGTATTCCTGATAGCCTTCGCCTGTGCGAATAGAAACGCCATCTTGCATACTATTAAACAAATCAGATTCTTGACCAGTGAAATACCCTTTAATGATAGAGCCGGCACCGCTGATAATCGGGCGATGAACTTTCACACCAGGATTTGCGAATGAATAACCACCGCTTGCAGCATTTGTTTGTTGCGGAGCTTCAGTTGTTCTGATGAATCGCATGTCTTGCATTTCGAAGAAATTCAATTTTCTATATGCTTCACTGCTTAGACCTGTACCACGATATAACAATTGAAATTCAGGGTCAGACCATAGTTGATTCATAGAGGTATTGTCTAAACGAATTTCATAGAAACCGCCAAGAGTTGGCACTGCGTTATTTTGTAACACAGTCACACCGTCACGCAGCAATTGCATTGTTAACAAGTCAGACGCTTGCAGTGCGTATTGAGATGCGCGAGCATTTGGACGCAGAATAGTAGGAGCAAAATAACTCACTACTGAATTACCCGCTGTACCATTAGGCACGCTCACGTTGCTACTGAAAATTAAAGTACCGGAAATACCGCCGAACGCTTTTGAGGTATTGCTAGCATCTACTGTATATCCAGTTAATGTATAAGCACCAGCACCCACAAATACTTCCATTGTGTTGCTAACAGAAATTGGAGTAACAACGCCATTTTGAATTGCAGTAGTAAAACCACGAATATCATCTACTGCAATAGTTGTGGCAGGAGATCCTAAAGTTGTAGTCACCACAGTGTTACCACTTAGGTAAGCGTCAAATATTGAATTTCTTGCCAATCTATCCAGTGATTGCTGGCTTTGCACGCCGAGGTTTTTAGCGTTTTGCATTACTAAAGAATCAATATTAACACGTTCAGTTAAAAGATTGTTATCAGCAGTAGCACCCCACGATTTCAATACCATTGTGTATTGTTCGTTCGTAAAGTTTTGTGGAGTCAATCCATTATCTAAATTTGTATTTTTAGATGGGTCTAAAGGAGTGGTGGTTGGTGCAAACAAACCGTTACGTGTACGAGTTTCTGTTTGACCAATTTGAGTAGCAAAAGGTTCTACATCGCAAATAGAATCATAACCTAATACTGATTCTAGTGATTGATGGAATTCACGTTGTAAATAGTTCTGCTGAACAATGTTTTGTAATGATGAAGGGAGAATTTCAATAGCCATTTAAGGTTCCTCATTTAATAATTAATATGAAGCCCTGGTCGTCTAGACCCGATAGCATTTTTTTGGAAAAGTTGATTAATTCTGGCAGTCAGTGCCCGATAATTAATTGCGCCAAGCGCGATTTTGTTTACTTTTTTGATATTCTTCAGTGCTAAGACCGAAAACACCTCTAGAATTTTTTTCTTTATCTTTGTTTTTTTCAGGCTTTTTATCACCCGTGTAAGTCGACGTTTTGTGTTCTTTGAATAGGTACGCTTTCTTTTCTTTGAGAGCCTTAATTAAATCCTCAGCACCTTCAACGTCGCCGTCTTCTGTGATTGTTAACTTAGACATATCAACAAGCGCTAAATCCTCTAAATCAATCATTCCAGCGGCAACGGCATGCGTTTTTAATTCAGAGCGCATGATACGTTCATTGTATTTCTGCTCTTTAGCTGTGTAAGAATCTTGCAGCTCTTTTTGTTTTTGAGCCGCAGCAGCCTCAGCAGCAGCTATTTTGTCTGCCGCTTCTTTATCTAAAGCTTGAACTTTCAAGCGTAAACTTTTACTTTCTTCGCGCAGATCATGCACATACTCTTTAGTGTATGTTTCTTTAACAGTTTCTGTTTTTTTAATAGGTGGAACTTCTGCCGCATCAGCAGCTTTAATTTCATCTGTCATAAATAATCCTTCAGATATTTAATATATATATTTATAAATTCTTTTTGTTTCAAAAAGTGGTATTTGTATACATCACTATTACACATTTGAGCGTTTTCTTTTTCAAATTTTATGTTTTGATTGAAAAATGATAACAATTCTTTAGCAATTAATTTGTTTGATATTGATTTTTCTAGCAAGTAATGAAACAAGCTAATGGATAAGTGTTTTATATGCTCATAATGCTCAATAAAATCATTATTTTCATATTTAAAAATTGCTTTGTAATCAAACTGAAAATCTTTAATTTCATAGTCTGGCATTAATTATCCTTTGGATTATTTTTTTGTGCGTTACTAAAATTCGATTGCTCTTTCATTTTTTGAGACTCGCGAGCATCATTTTCTTTTTGTTCGCTTTTAATGAGAGCTAGCTCATCGTCCGGCTCTATTGCATCGTAATTAGCAGCAAGATTAGTTACCGCTGTTTCTTTGCTCATTAACCCGCTGCCAGTTAAACCGATTAATGTAGTAGCATCTGCCTGTTTATCGGTGCTGGTGGGTGAGAAGTAGGGAGGCCAGATAAGTGGCAAATTCTTTGGTGCTTCAATACCTTTATAAGTATTATCACCGATGATCACTTTATATTTAGTCGTTGCGAGCATACTCATCATCAATAAGCATTTAACGCCTTCGCCATAAGTTACACGCAATTTACCCACTAACCACACGAGTGATTGATTGAGCATTTCTAATGCTTTGCCAGACTGCGCATTACGAATTTTTTCAGGGTCGGCGCGATTTGCGCCAACAACTTCAAGTGAAAGTTTTCTTAGTTCTTCAACATATTTAATTGCAGCATCGACAGAATCACCATTGATTTCCAGCATCTTAGCGTCGCTTTCTGCATCTAAACAGAGCGCATTGCCTTTGCTCTTATCAATATTGCCGCCTGGCATTGCATTTGTTTTTATTAGCAGTAGCGGCTCGGCATTGTATTTTAAGCCGCGTCCAAGCTGGCTTAACTGATAATCTATTTCAATAATATTGTCGATGATGTCTTTGAATGTACATTCGCCGTCAACGTCTTGGCTATCTAGCTTAGGTAAGTTCTTAATCCACACAAACGGCACAAAACCAAAATCATGCGCAACTGTTTTGCTTTCGTCACGCCGAATAACAAATGTTTTACCATCTTGTATAGCTTGCTTTTCCTCAGCTACGTTCCAAGGAACATAATATATTTCTTCTGTAGCAGTCCACTCGCGACAGAACCAATAATCACCGCCTTTCTTGTCATCGACTTTGTAACCAAGCTCTTTGACTTGCTCAGCAGTGATTTTATATTTTTCAGTGATTTTAGTTAAAACGTCCGGCTCTTCTAAGTCGTACTCCGGCGTTAAATATTCAGTTTTAAATGCAGTGAAATACAATTTGTTTTTTAAAACGCATAATTGCACTGCGACGCTGCCTAAGC